AAGCAATCAACCCATTTGATTTTTGGAAAGGTGCAAACTTTAAACTAAAAATTAGAAAAGTTGATGGTTATTGGAACTATGACAAATCCGAATTTGAAGGTGTGTCAGCATTGAAAGAGTCAGATGACGATATCAAGGCTGTTTGGGAAAAACAACACCCTCTAAAACCATTTGTTGACCCTAGTAATTTTAAGACCTATGACGAACTCAAAGAGAAACTGAATAGGGTTATTACGGGTACGCAAAGTACAGCGACAGTAGATTCTGTAGACCTCCCACCACAGACTACAACGGCTGTAGAAATGCCGAAAGTAAACTTATCAACGCCAGCTAGTGACGAGGACGATACTCTCGATTACTTTAGTAAATTAGCTGACGAAGATTAGACCTTTCTCTCTCATTACTTAAAGCATTGACCTCTAGCGAGAAATCGCTAGGGGTTTTCTTATAAATAGTGGTATGGCAATAGATATATTTGAACCACTAAAAGACCTCCAAGGCAACAAAATGAAGTCAGCTTCATGGTACAGAAATGCTGTATCATTGATTACTGATAGAAGTAGTGCAAGTGACTTATTTGCCTCTGGTAGACAGACAGGCAGACCAAGTGGTGGTCGTATGAGCATGTTCTTCTATGACCCTAAAACAAAATCAAGACTGCCATATTACGATACTTTTCCATTAGTATTACCAATTGAACCTATGAGAGGTGGTTTTATAGGTCTTAATTTTCATTACCTACCTTACGGTGCCAGATTTGCATTTTTACAACAATTACAATCATATGCTTCTAATAGTAAGTTTGACCAATCAACTAAAATAATAGCTTCATATAACTCTATAAAAAGTAATAAATATACCAAAGTGGCTATAAAAAGATATTTGTACTCACAAGTCAGGTCTAAATTTTTAAGAATTGACACAGATGAGATGGCATTAGCATCCTATTTACCAGTTGCTCAGTTTACAGGTAGAACAATTGGTGGTGTATTTGCAGCCGCTAGAAAGAACTTTTAATATGGACAGAGATAGAACAAAACAATTAACGGAACACACTAACAAAATTAATAAACACAAGAAAGAATTAGAACTTTCTAAAAATTTAAGAAGAGAAGTGGATATCAATGCTGGTGGTTCTAGTAGATATAGAATTAAATCAGGACCAAATAAAGGCAAGGTACTATAATGGCAAAACAGAAACTAGGTGACCAAACAGATTTTAGTTATCGTGTTGACAAAGTAACAAAGATTGTTGATGGCGATACAATAGATGTAATGCTTGATTTAGGTTTTGATATCAAGTATAAGAGTAGAGTTAGACTATTTGGTATTGATACACCAGAAAGTAGAACAAGAGATAAAGTAGAAAAGAAATATGGTCTACTATCTAAAAAGTTTTTACAAGAACAAATTAAGAAGTCGAAAAAGGTTACAATCAAAACCTATAAAGGTGATGAAACAGGTAAGTTTGGTAGAATACTTGGTGATGTATTTTTAGACGGTAAATCGGTCAATAGTTTGATGTGTCAAAAAGGGCACGCTGTCGAATATTATGGTCAAAGTAAAGATGATGTAGAGGCAGCTCATTTAAAAAACAGAAAAAGGCATAGTGTGTAATGGCAATTTTACGAGGCGGTACAAGAATATTTGGTCAAGATATTAGAATAGGTTTTCCTAGAGATAGGTCACTTGATAATGTCGGTGGTGATAGTAGATTACAGAGAAAATCAGGTGGTAATCCTGAAACAACTATCAATAGATTTATAGCACAAGTAAATCAAGGTGAAGGCCTTGCTAGACCAACAAGATATTTGGTTGTGATACAACCACCAGCAACAATAAAAGTAAATAAAGAATATGGTGGACCTGGTAATCAGTACAGTCAAGATGTGTCAGCTGCTGATGGTGACATGAATGAATTAGAGAGTAATGAATTAAAAAGAAATGTTGGTATGATGTGTCAAAACATTACCATGCCAAGTAGAGATATTGCTACAGCAGAGAACAGACAATACGGTCCTGGTAGACTTATGCCATATGCATATAAATTTAGTGGTTCTATCGAAGCAAGTTTTTATGGTGATAAGTTTTTAAGACAGAGAGCATTCTTTGAAAACTGGCAAAAGAAAATTATGGACATTAACACACACCACATGGATTATTATGATAACTATGTTGGTTCTATAGACATATTACAGTTAGGTTCATTTAGTGCTGAACAAGACAGAGATAGAGTTGTATATGGAGTTAGATTGTATGAAGTGTATCCACAAACTATTGGTTCATACGATTACAGTTACGGTGCTACGAACACACAGGTAAATATTCCTATCACACTAAACTTTAGAACTTGGAAGAATTTAACTATTGACCAGATTAATGGTGCAAGTGTAGGTTCATCATTTGGTGATGTACCGACAATCAAAGCAGGAAAAGATTTTGGTTTATTTGGTGGTATACTAAATAGACTGCCGCCTGAAATCAGACGAGCAGGTAGAGATGTACTACAAACAGCTAAAAGAAATCTACCAATTGGTAGAGTTACTGGTGGAAGAGTGTTTCCACCATTTTTATAATTAACAAGGAGATAATATTATGGCTTTGCCTATATTAGAAACAGCGACATATGAGTTGACATTACCATCAAGTGATGTACAAGTCAAGTACAGACCTTTTCTTGTAAAAGAAGAAAAGATTTTGTTACTAGCCATGGAGTCCGATAACGCTGGCGAGATTACCAAGGCATTAAAAGAGATTGTTCACGCATGTACATTTGGAAGTATTAATGTAGATGTATTACCAACATTTGATTTAGAGTATATCTTTTTAAATGTTCGAGCTAAATCAGTAGGTGAGGTTGCTAAATTAAAGTTACTTTGTCCTGATGATAATGAAACTTACGGAAATGTTGAGTTAGATTTATCAAAAGTTGAGGTGCAAGTTGATGACAAGCACACAAATGAAATAGTAGTAAATGATAAAATCAAAATGAGATTAGCATATCCTACTATTGATACTTTTGACCCTACACAAGACGCAAAGACATTGAAGACACAACAGTTATTTGATGTGATTGGAAATGTTGTTTACGAAATTTATGAAGGTGAAACTGTACATAAAGCAAGTGATTATACAAAAGAAGAAATGCAAACATTTTTAGAATCATTATCAACAGATGTGTTTGTAAAAATTCAAGATTTCTTCAATACTATGCCACGATTACAACATGAGGTTGAGGTAACAAATCCAAAAACCAATGTGACTAGTAAAATTATGCTAAGTGGGCTACAAAGTTTTTTCGGATAGCCCTCTCACATGATAACCTAGAGAATTATTTTCAGGTGAACTTTGCATTAATGCAACACCATAAATATTCTTTAAGTGAACTAGAAAACATGATACCGTGGGAGAGGGAAATTTATATGGACCTATTAATAACCCATATAAAAGAAGAAAACGAAAAGGCTAGGGAGAGGGCACAAAAAGGAAAATGAGTACAGAAACAAAAAAAGTAAATTTAGAATTAGAGATTGACACTTCAACAGTTGACTCTAGTAAAAATAAATATCAAGGTCTAATTGACATGGCAAGAGCTGTTGACGCTTGGAGAATATTTCCAAGATTGTTCTTAACAGTTTATATTATTCTATTATACAAATGTGTAATATGGTATATGAACTTGGCGGCTCCAACTATGGAACAGAGTGGGTTAATCAGTATCGTTGTTGGTGCTGGCGCTGCCTGGTTTGGTCTATACACAGGTACAAGTAAGAGTAAAAAATAATGGCAGATAATAAGGGTAAAACTAAAGGCGCAATGCTATCAGCTGTTCAGTCAGCTCAGATGGCCGTAGGTTCAGCGTTAAAAGGTGGACAAGCAGCTATGGGTGGTGACGGCGGTGCTTCACAATCAATACCTTTATTAGAAGATTTAAGGTCTATCGGTAGAGAGAATGAAAAGAATACAGAGAGTATGCTTAGCATTTTCAAGGCAATGTTTATCTTTGATAAAGAACAAGCCGCTCGATTAAGAGACCAATCAAGAGAAAATAAACAAGAAGTGCCAACAGGTCCAACTGGTGGTATGAAAGGTGATATTGGAGAACTAAAAGAATCTAAAGGTATACCTGGTGTATTGGCAGCTGCGGCTGCCTTGACAGCTTTGGCTGCATTTGCCAGAGGTACTATGTTCGAAGACTTGATTAGATTACCTGGTCAGTTAAAAGGTATCAAGGGAATGGCCACCTTTGCAAGTGGTGTTACTAAAATTGGTACACTTGGTCTAGGTGCAAAATTCATAGACAATGCAACAGACAGTTTAAAATTATTTAAATCAAATTTCTTTTTAAGATTAGACGAATTAAAGTTAGCGGCGAGTAATAAATTTAAAGCAATAAAAATGCCAGCATTTACAGGTCTTGCAAAATATATTGATGATTTGGATTTTGTAAAATTTATTAAGAATTCAAAAGGATATTCATTAGCAGTTACTTCATTAAAAGGTATTCAATCAGGTATCAATGGTATAATTACACCTATGAAGGCAGCCTTTGGTGCAATATTTGGTGTCGCTGGTGCTGGTCCTGCTGGTGGCGGTGGTGCTGCTAAAGGTGCATTAAGTAAATTGTTTACACCATTGAAAGCAATAGGTAATGTGATTGGTAAACTATTCTTGCCTATTACAATCATCATGGGAATATTTGATGGTTACCAAGGTTTCATGGATGAGTTTGAGAAAGAGGGTAGTATTCTTGACGGTATCAGAGGTGCAGTTACAGGTATCGTAGATGGATTTATTGGTGGTCTTGTTAGATTGGTGACAGACGCAATAGGTTGGATGTTAGAGAAGTTAGGTTTTGAACATTTAGCAACAATCATTACAGATTTTGGTAATGATATTACTGCTAGTTTTAGTACGGCAGTAGGTGGTCTTGTTGACTTTGTAACTGGTATATTCTCATTAGATTTAGAAAGAATTACAAAAGGTCTTAAAAACCTAGTTGGTGGTACAGCAGACTTCTTATTTACACTTGTTACAAAACCAGTTGACATGGCAATTGCCTTTGTACAAGACATATTTAATCTAGGTGACCCCGAAAATCCATTTACAATAAAAGGTTTCTTATTTGGTGACTCGGCAACAGGTCAAAAAGGTGTAGTAACAAAAGCAATAGAATTTTTTACAGACTTGTTTAATTTAGACGGCATAAAAGAAAAGTATGCCAATATTAAAGCAAGTGTTATGGATTTTGGTAAGAGAGCCAAGGCAATCGTAGCTGCTAGTGCAGCCTTTGTCAAGGCAGGTTTTCCAGGTGGTGAATCACCAACAGAGGCATACAAAAGAGTTTATGATGAGATTATGAATTCAGGTAGTGATAGTGCTGGTACAGGTGGTGATGTAAAAGGTGGCGAAGAGATTGTAAAATCTAGTGTAACAAATGTCGAGGGCGATACAACTGAAACAACTTACAAAACTGAAACACTTAATAGGTATGGTAAAAAAGGTGAGGACCAATCAGTAACATATATTGATAACTCTACTAAACAAAATAACAATACTAATAATAATAAAAATGAAACATACACAGGTTCATTGACAACAGGTAGTGATTCATATTTTGATAGAGAAGCCTACGGTGGTGCCTAGTATTGACCAAGGTCTTTCTCGGTAATAATCTTAAATTGCATACCTTTATCTTCACAGTATTGTCTAGCGGCAGACCATTTGGCCTGATTTTTAATATACTCAAATGACTCACGCATATATCTTTTTGATTTATTTGCTTTTGGCGGTTTGGGTTTCACTGCTTGCCGGGAGGGTTTTATCTCAATCATGTACTTATCACCATTCACAGTCTTTACAACAAAGTCAGGAAAGTATCGGTGATATTTTTTGTCTAGCGGGCTATAATATCTAACA